AGCGCCTGCTGCATCAGTTCTCTGTCGGTCATGTGTTCTTCTCCCGCAGTTTGGCTTCGATGCTTCGGTAGATGTCTTCGGTTCTGTATGTACCCATCAACCGCACTTTAATTTCGTTGTGCATTTCTTCAAGCTCTTCATCCGTCAGCCCAACCCATTCATGTTCACGTTTTGCCTTTTCATCGACACGTTTTTGCGATGTGTCGTCGGCATCGACAAGTGCTTGGCGAAGGGCAGTGATGGCTTGCTTTCTGCTAACAAGCCCAGCATGACTTATTGGATCACTCTCCAACGCCTCTAGCGCCATTTGCATAGCTTCTCTGCTCATATGTTCTTCTTCAACATGGCAGCAATGACCACAGCGTGGACACTCAAAATCATTCATGTCCGCGCCCCTATGCCAAAGGGATCGTGCCAAGACCTCGTTACCTTAGGCTCACGCTTCTTGTAGGTCCGGTATTCATCCTTGACTGCAAAGCAGATCACCATCGTCCGCTTCCAGGTCACTTCCTGCTGTTTGTAGCCCTTTGTCTTGATGACAAGATCATCTGCGGCTAGTTCAACCAGCAACTGATCAGCACGGCGCTTGGTGATCTTGAACTTCTCCCCGACATGCTCTGCCGTAACGGGATTCTTGAGCCCCCGCAGATAATCGAAGATCATCTGCTTTCGGAGCTCCTTTGGCATCAGAGTCATAACTTTCTCCTGTAGTAAAACGCCCACGCCCCGTGGTCCGTGAGCCTTTTAAATAGCTTCGTCTTATCGACTAGACCTTTTGCTTCGAGCGCTCTCATCATCTTGAGCGCATTTTGCGGCGTACAACTAAAACTTTTGGCCAAGTCCGCAAGCGACATCCAATCATCAAGCGCTTGTAAGTATCGATTTTGCGCAGGCGTCAGCGCCCTGTATCGGTTGAGCAAGAGCTTGCTAAAGCGTTTGACCGCTTCCTCATGCTCTGCCCTCCCCGATAGCAACACGCCTGTTCGCCGAGCCAGCTTAAGGATCTCGGCATTGTTCACGCCCGATCCCCTGCATGCTGCTTCCAGCCATCGTTGCCCTGCATCCGCTGCTCGTAAACTTCCATGAGCAACTCTGCTGCCTCTTTAATCTTGAACTTCTCTGCCGTGCAGTAATCTGGCAAGCCCTCGGCGTAACCCTCAAGCCATGCTGCAAGCATCGCAAACTTGTGAGCGGGACTCATGACTATGGCCTCAACCACTGCTGCCAGTTCTTCGTCCACTCCCGAGGCCACAAGAGCTGCTCTTCGACCTTGGCTCCCATGGCAAAGAGCTCCGAGGCCGAAAGCCGCATGTTCACGTCCTCTTGGTACTCCTCCATCTTTTTCATGGCGTTGTAAGTCGTTACAAAGGCCCCTGGCTGCACCCAACAGGGCCTGCTGTAATGGGGCAGGTAGGTCATACCATTCAAGACAAACACGGGCTCAGGAGCCGTGATCGCCATAACTTTAGTCTGTGTCGGATAAATAGTCACAATGATCGTCCTCTAATTAAGTCCGCAATACCCCGTGATGCCACGGGATCTGCAATTTGTGCGCAAATCTCGCGCTCCTCTTCCACCATTTCCCTGACAAGCTTGGCAAGCGCTCGGTCGTCCACCTCATAGACGACCCATTGCTTGTTGATCTTGCGCAGTTCCTTGAACCCGTGGTCCTTGGCCCGTGAGCGAAGCTCCAGGATCAGTTCACGGTTCTCAAATGACGCCATGCCTTTCACTCGGTGCCTCCTGGATTGCTATAGCGCGCCATAAACGCTGGATCTTGGGCCTCATCATCAGCATCCAACATTTCGATAAGACGCGTGAGGTGGCGCACAAGACGCCACTCGTGATGATCAAGCGCCACCTTGATGACGTGAACAATGGCTTCGTGATCCTTAGTCATTGTCATCCTCCCCTTGAGCGATGTAAGCCGATCGGACCAGTGAAAGCACGGTGTTCAAAGCTTCATCTTCGGTCATCAATTCACGGTCAACAACGTAATGCACATGAATGCCCATCAACCAGCTGATTACGTACATCACTTCATCGGCGTCATAATCATTGAAAAGCTCGATGGCCTTAGTTAGCAGATCTGTGCTTGCTTCGACAACCTTTTTTAACTCGTCATCGGGGCTCATAGCGTCCTGCCTTGCAGCCGCTCGGCAACAAGTTTGGCGTAGCCTGCGATATCAGCCCATGAGTCAATGTGATCCGCATCGCCGTTGATGATGCGAGCGATCTTATGGATGATCATGTCCAAAGCTTCTGCTTGATCATCGGCAAGGCGCTTGTTCCTTGAGCCAAGCTCCCTGTAGAGCACTGACTTAAACTCTTGCGCCGTCTTAGCAAGCGAGACAAAGGTGCCGTAGCTTTGGGCGCGCTCTTGCAGGATCTTATCAACGCCATCAAAAACAGCCTTCTTAGGCTGAGTAGCGTCAGCAACCTTCCGTACCGCCTCTAAGAGGCTGAGGGGTATGACGCCAACCTTGGGCTTGCGAGGACCGAGCTTGCGTCCCTTAAGCGGTGATGGACCGAGCTTGCGTCCTTTCAGGGGCGAAGGCTTTTTGCGTGGACCGAGCTTACGCCCCTTGAGCGGTGAAACCTTCTTGGCAGGTGCCTCTGGTGCAACGTCTTCTTTACGTTTCTTCTTCATGATTACTCTCCTGTTGAAAATAGAGCTTTGTAAAAAGACCACTTGGCCTTGTAAAAAGGATCCTCACTGGGTGGGATCCAGGTCTCGCGTGGCTCTCGCTTAATGTTGACTGCAAGGCCAACACCCCGAAAGCTGTACTCGACTTCTTCGACGGGTCGGCTATCGATCTCCTTTGCACCACGCAGATCAAAACGCGTAAGCGTCTTGGCAGCAGGCTGGTTACGAAACCTTGCTAGGACATCTGAACCGGACTTCCATTGACGTTCTTCCATCTTCTTTCTCCTGTATCAGTAAGGTGCTAACTCAACATCGCTGAGTTCATTTACTTTATCACGTCTTTTTTGTTTTTGTCGCCATTTGATGATTTTTTCTTGCTCTTGCTTTGTCCTGAATGGCCATTTCATCTGTTCAGGACTGATAGGAAAGTCAGTCTTCGTGTTGCTTTCTGTATTCATTGTATTCCCTCAGTAGTTTGTCATGCATCTCGTGCAGTTTGTGTAACTTCTCATCAGCCTCGGCCCAACGAAGCTTCCACACCTTGGCAGCTTCGATGTGATTAACGGCGTACATGATCGTGCGCGCGTCTTCTCTGTCAGTCATCTGCTCGGCCATCAGCCGAAGTTGGTCGGTCAGGTGTTGCATCGGTTTCTCCTTGGTCGTCAATCATCCACGAGTACGCGCAGATGTTCAATTGATACTGGAATTCCAACTCGCGTATCTCCCGCCTCAACCGGTCCATACGGGTCTGGTAGTAGTTCAAGTTGGCGCGGATCCCGCTCCGGGATAGGTTTCTGTAGGGTTCGATGGTGTTCAAAGGCTTCGTCCTCTAAAAGCATTAGATTAGATTCAGTCAATGCGCCGAGAATGTTGACACGTCTTGGCCTATCTTGATGTTCAAGATCAAGCCATGCGGTTTTGATATCGATTTGCTCAGGCAATCCAGCTTCGGCTGGCAGGACTTCGTATTGAACAAATACTTCTAATTCATTCAACACGTTCGATAACGGGGTTGTGAAAGCGCGCTTCAAATTCTTTCTCCATTTCTTTAGCTTTCTCGGGGTCTACGCGAGAAAGTGTACGTAAAAACTCCGCGTAGATCAAGCGATGCGCAATCGTTGAACGAGAAACCATATGAAACTCACTCAACTCTGTCAGCATCGCATAGGCTTCCAGTGGAAGCATCACCGTACACCAAGGTTTTGTTTGTCTGCGCGAGGGCGAGACAACCTTCTTCTCACGCTTAAACCATAAGCGTGGTCGGCCCTTCTTGGACTTCTTTTTAGTAGTCATGAAAAAAGCCCGTGATCCTTGGACCACGGGCCAACATCGTCGGGAAGACAACAGGAGAGGTAGCTATAGACACTACCGCGTTCATTATGCAGCCCATGGAGAACGGTGTAAAGATGCTCATCCCATCGACGCTCCCCACGTCTCACCTATCTCAACGTCCACCACTGACGGTACTTCAAGCTGCACAGCATTAGCCATGATATGTGCGGCCTCTTCAGCCTCTTCACGCTTGTTCACGGATAGCGCAAGCTCGTCATGTACGGAAAGCAGGAGATCAAACCCTGCTTTATGGAGTTCAACCATAGCCTTCTTGGTCTGATCCGCTGCTGAACCCTGAATCAATCGATTCAGGCCCTTATAAGTCATTGCACGCTTGATTCTTGGTCCATATTTGATGGAGGCTTCCTCAAAGGGCAGTGCCTTATTGATACCCCATTCAGTGGGCTCCCAAAGCGGGAAGCGACACTTGCGTCCTAACAAGGTACGGATCGCGCCACCGGATCCCCGATGCTCAATCCGGCGCATCACGGCATCCACGGTGCCACGCAAGAAGGGCACTTTTTGATGAAAGGTTTTGATGAGTTCACTGGCCTCATCTAGAGGCATATCAAGCTGTTGAGCCATCTTTGCTTTTCCGGCGCCGTACATGATGGCCAGGGTGCAATTTGATACTAAGGTGTTCGATACAGTGAAACGATGGCGGGGTCCGGCATTGAGTATGTCGTACACCTTCGCATACCGACGCGTTGATACGTGGGCAATTGATCGGGCTCCACACCTTGTTTGATCAACTTCACTGTCCAACCGCTCGTAAACTGGAAGTTTGGGTGATCCGTTTTCACAAGATGCCAAACATGACCTAAACAAACTCTCTGACCACGATACGTAACATAGCGTGTTATGCGACGGTTGGCACTGTTCTGTGAGGACGTGGCACACCGAATGTTCCCACGTACGTAACCCTTGTTGTTGTCGATCCGATCGATCTGTTTGCCAATCCAATCCTCGGCTGGAGCCACTGTGAGCAAATACTCCACCAATTCCTTGACCGACTCGAACTCGCAAGTTATGCCACGACTTCCATAATGAGCATAACCCTTGTCGTTTGGATTGTTGCAGCGTTGGAGGATTGAAACCGCTCTCTTTTGTAAAAGAGATACCCCACGGGAAGAGACTAATAAATTGCCCGCCAGACGATGACGCTCCGTCATGGCACAGGAGTTGCATTGTTTTGACCTTCCACGTTTCAAGTTGTCTAAAACCTTCCAGTCCTCGACGCCACAGGCGCATCGCACCCTTGTATAGTGATGCTTGCCACGACGTTGGATCTCCCTGGTGACCACTGTCCACATACCGAATTGCTTGCCCAGCATTTCCGGTTCGTACAGGTGTCTCCAGTCTTGATGCTGCGAGCCCGAGAGAAATCTTCCCTGATTCGACTGTCCAGATGTCGTGATCCGGTGTTGCGGTGAGATTGCCATAGGTGATTACCTCCTTGTTACCCATGAACACCACGCCATCGTGGTTCACCCATTCTACCCCATCCCATACCTTATGTGCCGTGGTTATTTTTTCAATGGGGACTAGCCCACTATCAGTGAGTACAAGTTGGCCTTCTGCAATACATGTCTTCGCAACCTTCCGTGGCACGTTCGCTGCGTCGGCTACGATCTGATAGAAGTCTGTTCTCGGATTCTCTCGATAAGCCTTCACGACTTCGTCAGTACCAGAAAGACCTAATAAATGTGCGTAATGAATCAAGATCCTTGGTTCTTGAGACGAGAAGTCGTTTGCGGCCCATTTTTGACCCTCCTCCGGAAGGAAAAGTCCCCTGACTAATGGACCAAGAACCTCGTGTCTTGCGCTGACCTGTTGAAGATTCGGGTTGGCCATGGAAAGCCTGCCTGTGACCGTGCCACCATCGTCTGATCGAATCTGATTGATGTGCGGGTGGATGCGGCCATCGTGTGCAGAGAAGTCCAAGTAAGGCTGCAAGAACGTGCCGTGGGTCTTGTTGAGCTCGCGTGCTTCAACGATCTGTTTGCAGATCGGGTGCTCGTGCGTGTCAAGAAAACTCTTGGTAAAACTTGGTAGTCCGTTCGCGGTCCTTGGGTAATGGATCCCGAGCTTGTCAAACCCTGTAGCGATGCTGGCTGCGGCCCAGATGTCTACGGGCGACCCGCAGGCCTTGCGAATGGCCTTAACCAGTTGGGCCTCTTTGTCTTGCATCTCGCCCACGAGCTTGGTTGCCCGATCGCGATCAAAGCGGATGCCGCGCTTGGTGATGCCGACCAGCACAGGAAGGAGTTCAGTTTCTAGATCAAAGATCGATTCAACTTCTTCCTTGCGTAAGACCGCTTTGAAGTGCTGCCAAAGCTTAAGCGTGAGCGCAGCATCTTGCTCGGCGTACTCGCCCACAAACATGGCAGGTAAACGCCAGAGTTCTTTCTTGGCATGAACGCCAAAGTCTTGTGCGGCCTCCTTCAGTCCCTGCTCAGACTTGACCTCTTTGAGGTAATCGAAACCGAGGGCATTGAGGGCGTAGCTGAATCGGTTTTCATCGATGCAAGCAGCAGCGACCATGGTGTCAATGATTCGACCCCGCACATTAAATCCAGAGGCGAGAAGCCATCCAAGATCGTAGGCGGCGTTGTGCATGATCTTGGGACATGGAAGGTCAAGCACACGTCGAATGAATCGCTCAACAATCCCACGGTCAAGGTTACCTCCACCCTCATGAGCAACTGGGTAGTAACCTCGCCATCCTTCAACAGCAATGGCGTAGCCGACAATGTAACCATCATTTCTTGGCCATCCGGGGCCGAACCGTTCCATGTTTCTGTCGCACGTTTCCAGATCAATTGCAATCTCCTTGGCGTCAGATAGATCGGGAAAAGAGGCCGGGGGAACCCACTCGGAGGTGGGCGGGAATAGTGGTAGCGTCACAGTCGAAAGCCTTTCTGGTTGCTGCGTGGCATGACCAAGTGCAAGGTTTTACGAGTGCGCGTGATACCAACATAGAGCAACCGATTAATGTCGTCGGGGTTAGTGTCATAACTTTTGGCAAACTTAGTAGACAGGTCTGTCAAAAGTAGAACATTATCAGCTTCTCCACCTTTTGCGCCATGGATCGTGGAAAGTTTTATCTTCGGTGCTGCATTTAATTTCACACCGCGTCGAAGTAAAGCAATGATGTACTGGCGCTGGCTTGCACTGATCTTGGTCAGCACCTCGTGCCAGATGCCATCGGTCAACAGGCCCCACTTCGCATGCAAATCCTTGATCGAGTACATCCGATCCTCGGGCGCACTGTTCAAGGTTTTAAATCCTTTAGCAATGAGCCCTGGGTCGAGATACGAGTAGATCGTTTTAGCAACCGATAGCGGGACCTCATTGCCCTTGCGCAACCCTTCCCAGCCGTAGACCGCTGCGAGCACCTTCTCGCCAATGCTCCGTTGTCCATGGCGCTCGAAAAGCAAACCTTGACTCTTGAGCCACTCGGGCAGTTCATCCAGCATGTAGTTTGCAGCGGCCATCACGAGCCACTCGCCATCGGTCATGTCGGCTTGGGAGAAATGGTTATAGGTTTGGATGTTGCCCTGCTCATCACGAGCAGACCACTCCTTGGGCTGTCGATGGTGGATGCGCTTAACCACGCGCTCGGCTAAGGCGTGAACCTTGGCAGGGATACGGTAAGACTTATCCAGCACCTTGACTTCGCCAGGGAAGGTAAGGAACGAATCAACATCAGCACCTGCCCAGTTGTAGATCGCCTGATCATCATCGCCTGCTAGGTAAACACGCGTAGAGCGTTTAGCAAGATCCTTGACTAACTGCCACTGAAGGCGCGAGAGATCTTGCGATTCATCCACAATCAGTGCATCAAGGCGCGGTAAGCGATTGGGTTCTTGCACGATCAACTCAAGCAGATCGGTGAAGTCAAGCAGTCCGTTCTCGCCTTTGTACTGACGGTAGGCGCGCTCCACATACTCGAAGTGAAACCACTCAATATCGAGCGAAGACTGGTTATAGTGGGTCTTTAGATCAAGGCCCTTGATCCGTGCAAGGTTGATCTCGTTCAGAATGGCGTTGTCCGCTCGCGCTACGAATCCATCAGTGTCGTTTTCTGTAGCGATCTCCAAGCCGCAGCTTCTGCCAAACTCTTTGTAGTTTTCATCTTGCATCATCTCGCTCTTGTTAATCCCAAGACAGCGAAAAGCCAGCGAGTGAAGCGTCCTGAACCACGGGAAGTCCGTAGCAGGGTTTAGGTGTGGGAACTTCACGATCGCCCGATCACGCGCCTCGTTGGCCGCTTTGCGTGTGAAGGCAAAGTAGCCGATCTTGTTTGAGGCGGTGTCCTTGGACAACTCGTCTTGCACCACGTCTAAAAGGTAGGTTGTTTTCCCCGTGCCCAGCTACGGCGGGCCGAAGACTTTGAGCGTGCTCATCTTCGGCCCTTCACTCCTTTTCAGCATGCAAGTGAATCCGAATGTGTTCGGACCTAGAAAGAACTTGCAGGTTTGATATGTCGTTATTCCATTTGTCTCCATCAATGTGATGGACGACCTCGCTGTAATCCAGTTTTCGTCCTAAGACTTTCTCCATAACCACGCGGTGCATGTGACGCTGATTAAGCTTGACGTAATTATCACGCTTGCCGGTAAACCTGACTAGGTCGTGATTTCTAAAGGATGAGCGTCTGGCCTGTTCAGAAGAACTAAAAAGTCTGGCGTTATGCCCGTTTATGAACCGAAGCGGTTCGCCTTTTTTCTGGCCTCTTTCCGATCGTGTCCTGATTGCTATCGGAGTAGGCAGCCCGCAGCCGCACTCGCAAAGCTTCACGCTTTCCATGTTTTGTCCCTTCGCAAAACGCCCTTTAAGTGAGATTGGCCAGACGGTAAAGGGAACCGTTTTTCGCTCCGTCGAGCTAGGCCAAAATGAATAATACACCATCAAAACGGACTCGCTTGTTTAGCTGCTGGCGTCTCAAAGGGTGCTTCTTGTTTCGGGAAGCATGGGATACGCCACACGCGTGTGGTGCGGCCTTTGAGAAACATGGGTAATGGTTCACCGCCAAGATCACGCAGCCGCTGGGCCATCTTCGGTGCGCTCAGGCCCTTGAAGTTATTGCGCGTGAGGTGGTCCTCAAGATCCTTGATGCGGAAGTAAACCTTCTGATCCTCTTCATCCACCCAGGGCCTGCCCATGAGGATTTCATCACGGTCCATGGCCTGCTGGATGTGCGTGGTGAACTCCTCCAGAAGCGCCGTGAATCGCCCTGTGATGGTGGTGTCCTCGGATGCCTCTTGAATCTGCTCTAGCTCGACCATCTCACGCAGTAAGGCGTTGAGCACTTGCTCCCAGTCTTGTTTGCGTAGCGTGGGCGGTAAGAGGTTGATCTTGTCCATGCACGCTTTTTGAAACGCCGCTTGGTTGTAGAGACTCTCCGTATCGAGCTCAACGCGCCTGCCGTTGATATCCAAGAACCATAGTGGAGGCTCACTGTTGTACTTGGAGAGGGCAGACATTTGAGGAGCATCAGGGCCATCGGCACCAACGCCAAACTTGCGAGTGCGACAAAGGCCAGCATTACAAAAAGAATTAATCGGTGCATCTTTACACTTGTACTTGTAATCTTTTTTGGTCAGTTGCTTAACGATAACCTGCAACTCGCTCAGTCCCAATGGGGGACCAAAGTACTTTTGATTGTGCTCGGCAAGCTTGTCTTCCCAGTTGTGCGCACCCGTGCGCTTGAGGTAGATGCCGATATTGAAAAGGCCGTTGTTCCTTGTGCCTTCAGGAAAGCCCTGTGAACACAGCGTCTGTAAACAAGGCGGACCGTCCTTGATGGGCTGCTCAGGCTTGGCGGGTGCCTCTGGTGCAACGAGTTGGTCTTGCACCGCATCGTCATATAAACGATAAAACTCTTCAAGCGTAGCTGCCGTGCCATCGCTCTTAATGCCATAGCGCAGCGTTTCATCGCCGCCAAAGTAGGGTAGGTTTAAGAAGTTGCCCGTATCGCCACGGTCAACAAGAATCTCGCTTTGCTTGGGAAAGATCTCTCTGCCTGACTCACCCAATAGGGCTGCACAGGCGGTGAGATACTGACGCATGTCAGCGGCAGGGATCGGTTCCTTGGTGAATGCAAATACATGCGCGCCGCCTGATTTGCTGCGGCAAACGACAAGGGGCAGCTTCAGCGTCTTGATCTTCTCCACAACGCTGCGGTGATCGAGGGGATATTGATCAATATCAATACAGCCCCAAATGCAAGAATTATCAGCCCGGATAGGAATAATGCCAAGAGAAGGCTCAACACCTTCCAGATGCTTTTCCCAGAGCTCATCCACCGGTGGTTGTCTAACCACCACGGCCTTTCCCGCTTGCTTGCCATCTCCCCTCGCCTTCTCAATCCGGTAGGTTCCGTAGGCGATATCCAATCCCTCAAAGATCGCCTTGAAGCGTTTGATGTCAGTCATTTCTGGCTTTCTCACAACGGGGTACTCCCCGGTCATCCGGCTTTCCCCCAGGTCAATCAGAACGGGATGTTGGCGTCGTGCACTTCTCCGGCTTCGGACTCGTGCTTAACCTTCACTTCCCCACGACTTACAGACTCTGCAAATTGTTTTGCAGGCATGTAAACCGAGGCAATCTGCTCGGCTGGAATCGAGCCAATGCGCTCAACTTCCCAACCGTACCACTTGCCTTTGTCATTACTTTCAGCCGTGGTCGTCAGCCGATACATCTGGCTGTAGATTGGCGGCGTGTAAGGACCGTTTTTGCCCATCAGTTTGACGGACATCATCATGCTGTTCCACTTCCTGGACTTCTTCAGTTGCGTGGATTTCATCACGATCAGTGCAGGGGTCGGGATACCTTCCTCATCCACCATCATCACGTAATGATTAGCGGTGTTTTCAATGTAATTCCCGTTGTCCAGATAGTCCTTGTTGTCGCCCGGAACGCGATTGGTGCGACTGAGGATATCGGACGTTGCTGGGTAGATCTGCACAGGCGCGCCCGACGAACCGCTGCCACGCGGTGCCCACTCAATGTACTGCCGTACGTAGGCGGTCGGAACAACCACGATACCCTTCTTGCCGTCGAAGAGTTCCTTGGTCACTGTGTTGAAGATCATCCCAGGCATGGCCCCTTCAACAACGCCGATCTCGTCAGAGTTGTTGGTGAGAGCTTTCAGAAAAGGAAGCGCAAAGTCATCCTTGTTCATCTGCTCAAGGCCTGCTCCCGCATCGGCTTCAAAAGCATCGGCTAATGCAAGGGCGGTTCCGGTTTGCTTTACTGCAACATCTGTCTTTGCCATGATCATGGTCCTTGGTTCGTGATTAATGGTTCGTTACTACGTTGATTTGATGCTGGCCTTGTTGCCGACGTACACACCGAAAAGTTCAGTGGGCACTTCGCTTCCCTTGACTAGCATCTCTTTGACCCAAGCCTTGAGGGTCTGGGGTTCTATCTTCTGGCTCTGCTCGGCCATGTAGCCTTGCGTTGACAGTAGATCCAGTAGACGAGCGCAAAGCTCATCTTCGCGACGGCCAAAACGCACCGTCACTGTGTTCTTGATGATGTCATCATAGCCACGCTCACGCAGCCAAGCAAAGGCCTCGGCCTGACGCTCCTTGCTGATCGTGGCGCTGTAAAACTGCTTGACCTCGATCTTACTGCCATCTTCCATAGCGAAGCTTTTCAAGCCAAGCTCTGCAAAGGCCTCGGGCAGTGCTTCTTCGGTCAACTTACGGTAGTTGCTTTGACGCTCAGACAAGGTTGTCTCCAACTCTGAGATTTCTTTTTCCAAGAGTTTGGCACGCTTGGCGAGTTGGGCAATACCAGCAAGCTTATCGTCACCAATGGTGAGCGCATCGGCATCTTGTTCAAACATATCACTCATGGCTTTCTCCTTTCTGGGGGAACAAATCAACCTGGATGGGAATGTAACGCCTTTCAAGACGATCCCACTTAAGACATTTGTAGCGTCCGTTGTTCTTGGATGCTGCAACGGCACTTACGATGCCAATCGCCGTGGGGTCACCAATGAAAAGCAAGTAATCGTTGTCGGTGAAGTTCTCAAGCTTTCGTTGCACACGAGCAACGGTGGGGGCAACGCTAAACGCAATTTGCACGTTGTTTGGCAGGATCACTTCGATCGCACCAAAATCTAATGCAGACGAGATGTTGTGTTGCCCCGTTTCAGTAACGGCATAGACTTTAGCCAACGCCTTTCTCCTTTCTCAAATCGAAAACCGAGTGTACACTTCGATTTCAGGACATGCAAGTCCTGCAAGAAAGGAGAATGATGGAAGAGCAATATTTAGCGAATTACCCGTATCGAAACAAACCCTTCGCGCACCAGCAAGCGTACCTTGAGCGGTTCTGGCGCAAGCCTCTCGCAGCGCTTTTTGCTGACATGGGCACAGGCAAAAGTTATATGTTAATCAATAACTTAGCGATGCTCTATGACAACGGCGAGGTCAACGCTGCGGTGATCGTAGCGCCTAAAGGCGTCTACAGAAATTGGATCGATATAGAAATCCCAAAGCACATGCCAGCGCACGTGGTTTACCGCGCAGCACTGTGGACGCCCTCACCGCGCAAGGCTGAGAAGGCTGCACTGGATTCCATTTTTGAAGTTACCGAGGACTTAAAAATTCTCGTGATGAATGTTGAAGCGTTCTCAACGGACAAGGGCAAGCTCTTTGCGCAGCGCTTTGTCTTGTCGCACACGGTGCTGATGGCCGTTGATGAAAGTACAACCATCAAAACGCATACCGCTGCAAGGACCAAGAACATTACAAAAGCTGGAAGGCTTGCTCGCTTTCGCCGGATCATGACCGGATCGCCTGTAACCAAGACGCCGATGGACTTGTTCTCGCAGTGCAACTTCCTGTCTTCCGATTGCTTGGGCACGGACAGTTTCTACGCGTTCCAATCGCGCTTTGCAGTGGTGATCGAGCGCCGTGTTGCAACGCACGCTTTCAAGCAGGTGATTGGATACCAGCGGCTCGATGAATTGCAAAAGCTTGTCAGTCGGTTCAGTTTCAGAGTCACTAAGGAAGAGTGCCTTGATCTGCCTGAGAAACTTTTTGTGCGGCGCGATGTCGATCTGACCGATGAGCAGGCGCTTGCCTACAACCAGATGAAAGCCATGGCGCTTGCACAGTTCTCCACAGGCACGGTATCCACGGTCAATGCGCTCACGCAACTGATGCGGCTGCACCAGATCGTATGCGGCTTCGTGAAGCTTGATGATGGCACCATACAGGAGCTGCCTAATAACCGCATCCAAGAGTTGCTCAACGTCATCGAAGAAACAAGCGGCAAGGTCATCATTTGGGCGACCTATCGACACAACATCGAGGCCATCCATCTTGCACTGCAAAAAGCGTATGGCATGGATTCGGTGGGCGTTTATTACGGCGACACGAAGCTTGATGAGCGTCAGCGCGTGATTGAAAAGTTCCAGGATCCAAGCTCCCCGATGCGATTCTTTGTGGGCAACCCGCAGACGGGCGGCTACGGGATCACGCTCACAGCGGCAAGTGTCGTTGTCTATTACAGCAACAGTTTTGATTTAGAAAAACGATTGCAGTCCGAGGACCGTGCTCACCGGATAGGTCAAGTTAACAAGGTGACTTACGTTGACTTGATCTCGCCTAAGACGATTGATGAGAAGATCGTCAAAGCCTTGCGCGATAAGATTGACATAGCAACCCAAGTCCTTGGTGAGGAACTTAAACAATGGCTCATCTGATTCCAATCCGCGAGAAGTATCACTACGAAAAGCTTGCCCGTCATGACGGCGAAGGCGGTCGCACATATGGTGATCAAAAGTTACCTAGCGTGACCCGCATCCTTGAGTCAACCAGGGACAAGGCCAAGATTGACGAGTGGGTGCAGCGGGTTGGCAAAGAGGAGGCCGAGCGCATCAAGACGACCGCCGCCACGATCGGCACGCACATGCACAGTGTCATTGAGCACATGATTGCGGGGCA